CATCAAGATACTCATTCTGCGCCGCACCTATCCCGATCTCATCAAGAACCACATCGAGCCGCTGCGCAATCTGCTTGAGCCTCTGGGAGCAGTATACAAAGATAAGGACAAGACCCTGTGGATCAACCACGGCAGAAAAGGCAAGTCGCAGATAATCTTCGGCTACTGCGATAACGACAACGACTTGCGCCGCTACCATGGCAACGAGTACGACATCATCTGTATTGATGAGGCGACGCAGTTCATGTGGGACTGGTTTGACAGACTGAAAGGTTCCGTGCGCGGCGTGAATAACTTCCCCAAGCACATATACCTGACGTGCAATCCCGGCGACGTAGGTCACGCATGGGTCAAGCGCCTGTTCATAGACCGCGAGTTCCTGCCCGGCGAAAATCCGGACGATTACGACTTCATCGCCGCTACTGTCTACGACAACATCGCTCTGATGGAGAACGACCCGGAGTACGTCAAGAATCTTGAATCCCTCTCCGATGCCCTTCGCGACGCCTGGCTGTACGGCAAGTGGGATTCCTTCGTCGGTCAGTATTTCACCGAATGGCGACCGCACATCCATGTCGTTGATCCATTCCCGATACCGGCGCACTGGCGTCGGTATTTTTCTATGGACTACGGTCTGGATATGCTGGCGGCCTACTGCATCGCCGTCAGCCCCGAGGGGCAGTCGTATGTGTACAAGGAGCACTACGAGCCGAACCTGATCATCTCCGACGCGGCGCAGCGTATCAAGGCCCTGACCGACGGTGAGAAGATATTCCAGTGGTTTGCGCCGCCTGATATGTGGAACCGCAGGCAGGATACCGGAAAGAGCGTCGCCGAGATCTTCGGAGAGAGCGGTATCTATCTGACCAAGACCAACAACGAGCGCGTCGCTGGCTGGCTGAATATGAAAGAATGGCTCAAGGTGCGTGAGGGCGACGGCGGACAGTACGCAAACATGCGCTTTTTCCGAACCTGTCCGAATGTGATCCGCAGCATACCGCTGCTGCAGTTTGATCAGAAACACCCGTCCGATGCCGCCGGTGAGCCCCACGAGGTCACCCACGCGCCGGACGCTATCCGATATTTCTGCGCCGGTCGCCCAATGGCTGAGCCGGCAGCACCCGTGACAAAGAACGTCCTGCCGCCTGCGCTGCGTGAGGTGGAGGACTACACAGGAGGTTTGATAAATTGGTAGGCAAGTTTATAGCGTGGCTGCTGCGTAAAGCCGGGTTTGTGTACGTGACGGAGGAAGCGTTCAACGCACACAACGAAGCAGTAACAAAAATGGTGCTTCGCAACAAAGAGGCTGATTTTTGGCTGAAAGAATCCCTTAGACAGCTGAACGATAAGGTTCGCCCGCTGGAAGATCGCATACAGCACCTCAATGAAAAGCTCGTCGAAATGGACGGCGTCATCTGCACCACCATGGAGTGCGTCGAGGAGATCAGAGACACACAGCAGACTGCCGCCCCGACCAGGCAGATCATCGAAAACGCCTTTGGCGAAATGCTCAACGAGTATCTCTATGGCTATCAGCAGAAGCGGAGTGATGACGAATGAGCGAGGCAATGACCACCCGCGTGTGGGACGAATACAAAGCCGGCCTGGAGTACCAGCGCAGCATGGGCTTCTCCGCCGACTTCCCTGCCTTTGAGAAATTCAAGGAGGGCGAGCAGTGGCCTGCGGCAACCAAGCGCACGCAGAATCTTCCGCGACCTGTGTTCAATGTGGTGGAGATGCTCATCCGCAACAAGCGGTCGGCTATCGTCAACCAGCCCATTGCCATCCAGTACAGCCCGGCAGAATACTCCGCCGACGAGCAGACTGCCGCTCTGGCTGCCGAGGGAGCAAAGGACATGACCGACTACGCCCGTCAGCTGTGGGAGCGCTGCGATCAGGAGGAGCTTAACAGTGAACTTCTGGACGACGCCGCCACGCTGGGTACCGGTATCCTCCACTATTATTTCGACACCAGCGTCACCGGCGGCACGGAGCATCCCTATGTGGGCGAGATTCGCGGCGAGACCATCGATCCGCTCAACATTTTCTTCGGCAATCCCCAGTGTCGCGACGTACAGCGCCAACCCTACATCATCATTTCCCAACGTCTGGATGCGGAGGATGTCAAGGAAGCCGCCAGAGCGGAGGGCATCAAAGAGGATCAGCTCAAACTCATCGCCGGCGACGACCGTCACGAGAACGAGGGTTATTCCGCTGCGCGTAAAGAGCTGACTAACCGCAAGAAGGTCACTGTCCTCACGAAGTATTACCGCGTGAATGGCGCAGTTGTATTTGATCGCTGCACCGAACACGTGGAGATCATCAAGGGGCGCAGCCTCACCCCCGAGGGATCGACACACGTCATCAAGCGGTATCCCATAGCCGTGATGAACTGGCGCACCCGGAAAAAATGCATCTTCGGCATCGGCGAGTGTCAGACCCTTATACCTGCCCAGAAAGCGATCAACTTCCTTAAAGCTATGGAACTGCTGTCCGCTCAGCAGACCGCATGGCCGAAAATCATCGCCAAACAGGGCGCACTTAATCAGCCTATAACCAACGAGCCGGGCGAGATTCTGACAGACCACTATGGCAACGGCATCGGCATTACTTACCTCAATCCGCCTGCCATGTCCTCGGGAGCGTCGGCTCTGGCGCAGAGCATCTTCGACCTGATGCGCACCGTCTCCGGTGTGAATGAGGTTGCCTCCGGCGAGCCGCTGGGAAGCAACATTTCCGCATCGGCGATCATCGCCCTGCAGTCCCAGGCGATCAAGCCCATCGAGGAGATACAGTCCCATTTCTGGCGCACCATCAAGCAGGTGGGCGCCATCTGGGAGGACATGATAAAGGCGTATTACACTACCGAGCGCAATGTCACCGTGACCGATGCGTCGGATGACACTGACCCCATGGACAACACCCGCGCGTTCACTGGCGCGGCGTATGCAGGCATTGAGTTCAACCTCAAGATCGACGTGGGAGCCAGCTCGCAGTACAGTGAGGCGTTGACCATGTCTATACTCGAGAGCTACCTTGACAGAGGATTTATTAATCAGTTCGAGCATCTTGACCTTATTGCTGATAATGTATTCCCTCAAAAGGAACGGCTCAAAAAGAAATGGTCCGACCGCGACGCACAGAAGGAGCAGCTCATGCAGGAGATCATGGCAGAGCTGCAGGGGCAGGGCATGATGCCTCCCGACGGAACCGTGCCGACAGACGGCGGAACGATGCCTGAGGGCGTTACCCGAGCCGGCGGCGTCGGAGGCATTGAGCTGCCGCCCATCCCGAAAGCCCCGACCGTTTAACAAGGAGGAACAGCATAGTGGAAAACGCAACAGCTCCTAGAATCTGCCCTAAGTGTAGTGCCGACCTGCGAATCGTGGGCAGCGTCTACAAATCCGAACGCAGTGATGACCCCGAACAGCCCGACCGCATCTATCTGGTGCAGCAGCTCCGGTGTATGAACCCCGCGTGCGGAAGCAACGAAACGTTTGAAAAGCGTCACCTGCTGAATTAGGCAGGCGGCGCTTTCATATTTGCGGCTGCAAAACGGTATGCGCTCCGAACCTCGCCCACAAAAGCGCAGAAAGGAGAGTTCAGAATGGAACTCGAAAACATGGCTGCTAATGCAGTGGATACCGCTCCCGTCGATGCTGGCGGCGCGGATACCCCCGCTGCTGGGAGTGCCGCCGCTCCCTCTGGCGCATCGTCCGCCGGGCACGATGTCAGCCAGACGAAAGCTTTCAGCGATCGGCTCAACAAAATGTCCGCTGAGCGGACTGACGCCGCAATCGCCGGTCTCGGCATGACCAATCCCTACACAGGCAAACCCATCTCCACGCTTGCAGAGATGCAGGACTACCGCGCCATGCAGGCGGCAGACGAAGTGGGTGGCGACCCCGAATCAGCCGCCGAGCTTTCCCGTCTGCGCGCACAGGTAGCGGAGTTCCAGCAGCGAGAACGTGACGCAGGATTCAGAGAACAGGAGGCGGCCATCAGAGCCAACCCTGCGCTTGCTTCCGTCTATGAAGAGTATCACGACGACGTGATGCAGCTCATGGAAGCCTCAGCCAGCAACGGGCAGGAAATCGATCTCGATTCCGCCCTCAGAGTGATCATGTCTGCGCACTACGACGACATCCGCGCCCGTGACATCGAAAAGGCAAAAACCGAAGCGCTTGCCTCGGTCAGAGCTGCCGGCGCAGCTTCCCCCGGTTCGATCGGAGGCGGCGGCGCAAGCGAACCCGTCGACTGGCTTAACATGAGTTCCGAGGAGTTCAGCAAGCATCTCGCAATTGCCAAGCGTGGAGGCTACAGAAAATCTTAACCTCTACGAAAGGAACATAACACATGAAGAAATTTACAAGACTGCTCCGAAATATTCTGCTGTTTCCCATGATGCTGGCGTTCGGCGCCGTTGACGCCAACATGAACACCCTCGACGGGAACATGTCCGGAGACAACAAAAAATTCTACGAGAAGGCGCTGCTTGAGCGTCTGCTCCCCAATCTCGTTTTCTGCAAATACGGTCAGAAAAGACCTGTACCCAAGAACGAGGGCGACACCATCAACTTCCGCCGCTTCGAGTCTCTGCCGGTGAACACTGATGCCCTGACCGAAGGAATCACCCCTCCGGGAACTGCTCTTTCCATGAGCACAGTCGAAGCCAAGCTCAAGCAGTACGGTGACTATTCGGTCATTACCGACAAGCTTGACCAGATGGGCATCGACCCCGTTATCACTGAGGCATCCGAGCTTCACGGCGAGGCTGCAGCGCTCAAGTACGACACTATCGTAAGAAACGTTGTTGCTGACGGATCCAATGTTT